TTATGCATGGTATTCCCCCTGCTTATTATCTACGGCGGCAAAACCAATAAGGAATGTATATTTGGGATGAGTTTGGGTATGCTGTGCATCAGCCATGGCGTTAGTCCTGTTAACGTAGTGGTTAGAAGCTCCACTGGTGTTGGTAGCACCTTGGAGCTTCGCTCATTTTCAAACCTTAAATAATATTAAGGTGTAGTCCACTATAAGTTCAAGTGGACTACACTTCAAGTGTTTTAATGAAATATCTTTCATGTATACTGTACTACACCCAATAATCAGGAAACGATAATGGCCACTGGTACTAAAAACGAGAAATCACAAAAGATACAGGCCAGAGTCCCACATGAAGTTGTTGAAGCAATGGGACAGGTAAAGCTGGAAGGTGAGAGTACAGGGCAATTTATTGTTACGGCAATACAAACTGAGATCAAACGCCGCCAGAGAAAGGGCTCTAAAGAATAGTTGGCGTTTATGAAATAGCATGGCTGGCTCTCATAAAATTCAGAACATATATAGTTTCGTTAAGTATTACTAGTTTCTAATTTTTTGCTACTAAGTTGTCTAAGAGCTAGAGTCGCAATTTCCCGTAAAAGGCAACTCCTTTCATGTTCATCTTTAATATTGGGAAGTTGACTGGCAAACTGAAGAATTCGATTATCAGTTGCTACAGCCGGGTCATATCCTACAAACTCATGAAATCGATTAAGGCCACATATCGTTATCGTTTTCTCCCCTTTTTCTGTTTTAGCCATGTAAAACTCCCCCGGATAAATTGCGTCAATATGCTGTTCATAATTGTCGAAATGAGGATGAACTATATAATAATCACTCGAGTTTAAAGGTAATCTCTTTTTTGCCTTGCTATATGTAACTTTATTAATCCCCTTTCTTTGATTGCAGTCAGGGCATGCTACACAAAGATTTTTTGGTTCAAACATAAATTCATGGACTGACTCTCTTGATATAATATGCTCAACATCCCATTGTCTACCATTATGGCTTTTTGTAATTTGCTTACAATATACACATTTATTTTTTTGCTCTTTTAAATAAAAAATCTTAATTTCTTTTCTTATAAAATCAATATCTTCATCAGACCAGCTTGCTCTACTGAAATTCTTATCCTGCAACTTTTCAGCTATCTTATTGAGCGCTTCTAAAGAATAGAGAATTGAATTAATCAATTTTCAACTCCTTAGTAACACTGATCACAATATCAATTAATCTTCTGACACTATCATTTTTATGACACTCCGGACATAAGTTAAGCATCGTCCCGCAGCACCGACAAGGCTTCCTCTCGCGCAAGTTATTCATATATGCAACATTTACTTAACAATATTGATATATGTCAATAAAGAGCCAATCATTAGCCTGTGGCATACGACCACGGGAGGATTTTATGGCGCTTAAAGATGAGGATGATTTGGATATCATTTCCAAAGATTCAGTGGTGCATCACCACCACAAGGTAAAACATAAGCATACACATCACGCAAAGGGGCATCACATGGAGCCAGTTAACGTTTTTACTAACCCTATGGGTGGCGGTTACGGCTCCGGTTGCCATGACGGCTTTGGCGGCGGCATGGGTGGACTGCTCGTCGGTGCTCTGCTGGGTCGCGGCCTGTTGGGCGGTGGCTTCGGTGGTTTCGGCGGCGGTTTTGGCTTCGACGGTAATCGCGGTTGCCATGATGGCCGTCACTGTGCCACCCCCGATGACGTTCTGGATATCCAGCAAATGGCGAAACTCGGGGACATTCAGGCAGCTATTCCGCTGGCTGAAGCTCAGACGCAACTGGCATTAGCTGGAATGCAGAACAACATCAACAATATGACCCTGGAACAAACCCTGGCGCTGACCGCCGGTCAGAACGCCATCCAGTTAGCACAGGCTAATACCCTGTATCAACTGGGTCAGGGTATCTGTGGGGTTAATTTCAATGTCGAGAAGACCGGCTGGCAGGTTGCCAAGACCGTGCAGAACGACGGCGAAAAAACCCGTGCACTGATTGGGTCTATTGACCGTGAAAACCTGAACCGTCAAATCACCGTACTGGCTAACGAAGTGACTGAACTGCGTCACGATGGTCGCCGCCGTGATGGTGAAGAAGGTATCAAGATTTCCATGATTAACAACCAAAATCAGCTACAGGGTCAAATTCAGTCCCAGGCGCAAGCCCAGGCACTGTTTAATGACCGGGTATTCCGTGAGCTGTGTGAAGTGGGTCAACTGGCGAAAGCCACTAACGCCCAAATCAATATCGGTTCAGGAACATTAACGGGTGCGGCTCAAACCGCTAACCCAATTAATACCCGCATCTGATACCAAGCCCCTTCGGGGGCTTTTCAGCATGTTTGTGCTGTGAAATTAAAAACCACAGAACATTCACGTTACTGACCCTAGTTGGCCAACCTCATTTTTCAGCAGGATATGCTATGTTTAATAACCCCTATAACAATCCTTACCAGCAACTGGCTTCATTACAGAGCCAGCTACAGAATCCCTATATGCCAGCGCAGCAGCAATATCAGCAGCCCACACAGCCCAACATCCAGCAATTGATACAGCAAGAGGTTCAGCGCCAGATTGCAGGTATGCAGCCACAGGCTCAATCCCTGCCACCAGCTCAACAGCAACCGGTGATTTCTCCCGGTGTGGCTATTCTCTCATCTATCGGTGGACATATGACGATAGTTGACCAGCAGTGGTTGAGTAATAATCTCGCCAACTTACCAGGCTTCTTTAGTACTCAGGACGGTAAAGAACTAGTTCAACTGGCGCTGGCCGGATTTAAAAAGTATCTGGGGGTGCCAGATGAGTAATATTCCACCGTGGCCATCAAGGAATCCCCCAGATGACGATGACGAAGCCCCGACAGAAGTCAGGGCTTAGAAGTCACTTATATAACCTGTTACGGTATCGGAAAGAAGATCGTTACGATAATCAGACAATACTTTCAGCGTGAAGCCGACATTATCAAAGCTGGCTTCACCCGTTGCTGCAAATATCGTAAGTTTCACTAATTCAAGTGATGTGTTTAGTTCGTAGCCATTCAAAAGTAAGAAAACACTGGATGCCTGAAACGCTGTGCGCTTATTGCCATCATGAAAAGCATGTGATTTCGCTATCGCAACCATATACATGGCAGCAAACGTAAAAATATCCTGACATCCCTCATAATCTTTCAACGTTTGTATTCTGAATAACGCACCTTCCAGCTTGTTAATATCTGGGTTGCCGCTATTCGGAAGCGTTGATTTTTGTATCGCAATAACCTCATCAATAGTGAGAAATCTGATTTCTTCCATCACTTATCTTCCAGTTTCTTAATTATTGCTGCGTGTTTGGTCTGTGTATGCAAGAGTGCTTTTGTAAACTCATCAGGACTTTCTTCCAACGCACGCTTTATTATCTCAGTGGGACTTTCTTCCAATTGACGTTTTAATGTTTCTATAGCAGTGTTTGTTACAATGTTTCCTAACAGGATATCAGGCTTGTTCTTTTGGGTTATCCTGACGGAATCTCCAGCTCTCATTAGTTCGAGAATGTCCGACAATTCAGACCGCATTTGGGTATAGGTAAATGTTTTCATATGCACCTCTTCTGTACATGTACAGATTAGCGCATAGCAGATCAGTGGTCAATAAAAAGCCCCTACAGATGTAAGGGCTCTATATTTAAATTAAAGATCAATTCAGATGTTTGCTTGTTAGTGAGCTAATGACCAATGCCTTGATTGATTCAGAAACCTCACCGAACTTACCTTTACCGCCATCATGTGAAATGATGAACTGAGCAGCTCCATTGCCAACATCAATAATGAAATTGTTATCTTCAATTCTAATTGATACTGATATTAGTACATGATCTCCACCAAGTGGCGTATCATTAACGACTGTTTTAATTGAGTAACTTAAAGAGAAATTTGTATCCATCTTTATCTGGTGAATACTTTTCTCAATAAACTTATCATTTTCAATTACCCCGAACGTTGTATATTCGCGTTCATTTCCATGAAGGTCTTCCCATACATTACGCTCTAACCCCAGCGAACGCTCATAATCAAAGATAAGCTCATTTGACGCATTTCTAAGGTCATTTAGCCGCTTTGATTGCTTTGCGATCAATTCCGAATAGGCCAGATTGATATCTTTATAGGTAATCAAATTGTTTCTCCAAGATTTATCCGTTTGAATGAACATGATTACCACCTATCACTATTATTTTCTATGATTAAAGATATTAAAAGCGCCGTACTTCTAACTCACAGGCAATAAAAAAGGCCGCACATGGCGACCCTTGTAATTTGGCGGGACAGCGTGGAATCGAACCACGATAAGAAGGTTAACAGCCTTCCGTAATAACCTTTATACGACTGACCCGTAGATACGAAAAAACCCGCCGCAGCGGGTCTCTCTGATTTTCTCTACACCTTTAACTATCTTTAGTCTTAATCTGCCACGCTTACAACTTAGGCAGAATATCAAAAGATGCTTAAATTATAGGGTAAAAGTAAACTTTTGCAAGCGATGCTTAGTTAATCAGCGTTTAACTTTAAATCCTTTCGCAATAAGATATTTTTTACAATCAAGAATACCTTCATTATATCCTGCATCATAAAAACCATCGGGAATACTCTTTAGCACTGGTAATTTAATTACAGAGCACTTAATACTAACCTTTGCTCCTTCGTAAAACATCTTCCACAGCATCTGTACGCCAATTTCTTTATATGCTCTTAACCCGCTAAATGGACAGATATCAATATCATCAGGATTCTCTATTGGGTTTCCACCTAAATCAAGACACAGATGAGGAATGTTATTTTTAACATATTCTTCAAATTGCTCTCTTAAAAGGAATGGGCTCACAGATCACCTCTATTTACTTTTTTAACTCACACACAACCCTATCAGCAGCAATGCGTGATAAAAAACCTGAACGACTACCATACTCTGGGTGATTTAATACAAACTGGTCTATACGGCGAATCAGTATAGCTGGGAGTGTTACGTTAATTTTTTCACACTTTCCCATCAATCGAGTAATATCTACATCAACTAGCGCCCATATCACCTCTGAATAATCTGAATCTGTCAGATAATGTTCAATACTTGTAGCCTTAGGAATGGGATCGCCATCTTCTACCAGTAACTCAACATGTGCCTCAATAGCCTCACGAGCGTTTTCTAATGCATCCTGATAGTTATCTCCACCTGAGAAGCACCCCGGAATATCGGGCACCCGAACACCAAAAGATGAGTTACCCTTATCAATAGCTACTGGATATAACATGTTTACCTCCAAGGGATTTAAATACCCGCCTGTTTTCTAATACTTTTTAACGTTGGCAATGGAATGTCTTTGTGTGGATGTTTCACCGTTACCAAGCCTTTCTTTGTTGGGTGTTTGAATTGATGATGACTACCTTTTACCCTCACAAGATACCACCCGTCAGCTTCTATTAATGCGATTGCATTCCTGCTATCCATCCTAGCTCTCTCTTGCCAAAATATGGGGTTATAATAACCACTCGAATCTAATTAGTCAATTAAAAACCCCGCACTGGGCGGGGTGGATGATTATCAATAAGCATTAAATGGCATGTTTATCATCTCGGGGATGAATATGCCGAATTTCTTCGCCGTTCCCCGGATAATCTCTTCATGAGTGTTACAGACACCGCTAAATCGCTCTTCCAGCCCGGTGACATTGTCGCGATAGATTAGGGTGATGTTGTAACGGTAATCCGGGGTTCGTGGCTTGGGTTTGGACTGTAATTGTGGCTGGCGTTGATTGAAGTAGCAATCCTCTAACTTTTCGAATACTTCCCACGCCTGATCTGTTTCCAGCATTTTAGCGTGTCGGGCTGCGCCGCGTTCAGTCCAGAGGATGAGAGAGCGGGCGTGTTTTCCAACTAACCCTCTTAAAGATGGTCTGTTCTTAAAATCCCTCAATTCTGCACCTTCCAGCTTGAAAAAATGCTTTCCGGAAACAAAACGATCTTCATTGCGGATGTGATTATTCTGGATGTGTTTTACTTCTGAACCGTAAAGCTGAGCCAGTAGCTCAGTTGTAATAACTGGCGCTTGGTTATGAGTAACGATAGATAGATTTGAAGTAGATAATTGAGTATTCATTTATGACTCCGTTTAATTTTGAAGTCACCACCATTAGGTTCGAATCATAGGGTGGTGAGACGTACAGGGTTCGAACTACCGGACGGAGCACCCGGCGAGCCTTTCGGCTCCCCCATACGCCTCACCATTATTCTGGTGCGGTCATACATTATGCACAAAAAAACCGCTTAGCGCGGCTGTGCGCTCCAATCTCCGGGGCTCGAATCCCGGCACTGACTTCGCCAGTGCAAGGACACTATAGCCCCGAATATCTGAATTAGTCAACTATACTGCGTTTAATCTTCTTGCTGGCCTTGATGAAGACAGAGCCGCTTTATCTAAGCTGAAGCACTGACTTAATAAGGCATGCCAATAATCCTTATAATCTTTATATAAACTTTGCTTGCTCACGCCTAACTTTGCCGCTAGCTCCGTATCAGTATAAGTCAGGTGTTTGTAGCCCTTTATCTCCCCGGCTGCCACTTGTACCGCAAGCCATGCCAGCGCCTGAAGCCTTGACTTAACCTTGCCTGTAATTCGCTTTCCTTCGTATTGCTCCGTAAATTTCTCCCAAATATACGGAACAACAGTAAATTGCTCATTTCGGTATTTGAAATCGCCGTAGCAGTACAATATCCAGGCTTTCTGCTCATCGGCTAACTGGTGTATAGACCGCCTCCAGCCTGAGAAGTTATAAGTGATTTCCTCAATCAAGGGTTTAGACCTGCCGCCATTTCTGGTTTGCTTTACGTTCAAAACACAATGAGGTACACGAACTTTTTTCCCTGCTCCGATTTCGATATATCTCACAACGTTTTTATTGAACCTGTCCGTGCGAAGCATTATCTGCCCTTCCATAGCACCAAGCTGACCGTTATTCGTCGCATGAAAATCTGATAGCGCCGTAATTACGTTACCTCTTAGCCATTCTAAATTCATGCTGCCGCCTTATGCTGTTTAAGCTGCTTTAACTTGTACCGGTACATATCACGAATTTCTTTTAACTCTTCTACTGATGGTCGGTGCGGCTTGGGTACCACTTCCAGCGCCTCTACTCGCTCCAGACCAATTTTCGCTATCAGTGCCGGGCGGTATTTGTCGATATTTCCTGACAGATGGTTATTACAGACGCTGCATTGCTTATGAACGTTGTCTTCATTGAATCTGAGGTCTGGTCGTGCTGCTGTAGTCTTGAAGTGGCCGGCATGATATTGACCATCGTGATAACGTCCGCAACTGATACAAGGCAATTCAGCGTCTCGCTCTCTGATGTAGGCGTTAAATGCTGCTTGAGTGTTTCTTACATGGTATGAGTACGGTTGAGCAGCAAGCTTTCTGATTTTTAGCTCTTTCTTTCCTTCCTTCGCTCTCTGAATTCTGACTAACTTGAGCGCACACGTCGGGCCACAAACCTTTTGAAACCCGTTCACTGGTTTGAATAGCTCAAGACAGGCTTTGCACTTCTTCGGCTTGAGTTCTTTTCTTTTCCTTGGCTTTGCCTCTTCCCGTAAGTTGCTCATGCAGACCTCCTGCATTTAGGGCAAAAATTGTCGTGGTGATATGGAAATGTCGTATCGAGTTCATCAACCCACTGGTTATGCTCATAGCACCAAAATACTTCCCACGGCATTCCATAATCATTCATCCAATTAACAATTCCCATTGGAACGGGCTTGGTTCCTATGACCACAAAACCATTCTGTTGCTTTCTTTCGGCCTCTAAATCCTTTTCCAGTTTCCCTATTACTTTCCTTGCATCTGTTAGCGCTACTTTTGTCTCAGCTAATTCTTTCTTCAAACCCTGAATATCGTCAGCAACAGCTTTCATCACGCCGCCCTCTTCTTGTCGCCCTGAATTTGAACCAGCGTTAGCCGTCCAGTGAATACAGCCCCGGTATCGATATAGAATTGGTTTTTAAATTTGCATGGTTGGTTCATGGGCGTGTGTCCGAAGATGAATTGCTTTGCGCCTGATATCTCTTCGCTATCACCATCAATAGAATTACTAACTCTCGCCCTGTTCCAAATTACGGATTGATGGTCAACAGGCCGCCCATATTGATATTCGTGATGAGGATAATCGGCATGAGCGATAATGTATTTACCGTTATCGGTATCAACATCTATCACCAGTGGAAGGCTTTCTGACATTGCTATCAGCGCTCTGGCTAAAATCTCTTGCTCATAGTCAAGATGAAAGAACCAAAGCCCACCATTGGCTATCCAGAGATTCACGTCACCTTTTCCGGACAGCGCATCAATCGCCATTTGCTCATGATTTCCACGAACTGCCATAAACCAAGGCTCGTTAATCAGGTCTAAACATTCAATGTTTTGGGTGCCACGATCTATCATGTCGCCAACTGAAATTAACAGGTCTCTTTCTCTATCAAAACCAACGCTATCAAGCTTCCCCATCAGGTTCTGATAGCATCCATGCAGATCGCCAACTACCCATATGTTGCGGTAATGGGTACCGTCTACTTTTTTATAAACTTCACTCATCACGCACCTCAAAAATAGCTATACAGCTGGTTAATAACGTTCTGATCTTTGGTATTGCCAAATATGTGCTTAATTGCTGCGTTAATCAGAGCGCTGTAGCATTCTTCAAACTCTGGCTGCTCCATGTTCCCGTATGCCAGGCTTTTAGCCTCTACGCGCATCCTGCCGTCGATTGTGTATGTAATGTCTTTGTAGCCTGCCAGCACTGTCAGGTTCTTTCTGAATGTGTTGAACTGTGCTGATTCATCCATGAACTCAAGGTCTGCCTTCTCTCCGCTCCAGTGCTTAAAACAGAACTGGAAGAAGGCAAAAACTTTGCGGTGAAATTGGGGATTTCTGACCAGCTTCACTTCAACCGGATATACCTCACCGTTTTTAAACTTGGTGAGCTTTCCGGCTGTCATATCGTCTACCGGGACAAAAACACCGCCTGCGCCTTTAACCATTTCGATTTGCATCAGAACGCCCCTTTCTTGCTGTATCTACGGGTATCTTCTGGCTTTTCTCTCGATGCTATTTGTGCATGTTCCTGACTGGTTTCATAGAAATGACCTTGCCGGAATTCCTGATAGATAGTCCCTGTTTCACCGTTACGGTTCTTTGTGACGATAACCTCTGCAATCCCCTTTGCCGGGCTGCTCTCGTTGTAATACTCATCTCGGTAGAGCATGGCTATAACATCAGCGTCCTGCTCAATAGAGCCAGAATCACGTAAATCTGAGCTAACCGGGCGTTTGTTTGGTCGGCTTTCAACATCGCGGGAAAGTTGGCTGAGGACGATTACAGGCGTTTTTAACTGCATCGCCATAAACTTCAAGTTTCTTGAAATATGCGCAATAGCCAGATCGTTACGCTCTGCTTTGGGCTTCTTGATTAAACCCAGGTAGTCGATAAAAATCGCTGATAACGTTGGGTTCTGGCGCTTATGGGATTCTGCAATGGCTCTGATTTGCTCAACACTCAGATCGGTAGTGTCAACCATCCAAAAATCTTTTTTATCCATGCACCCGATCCCGCTGGCAATCCTCGCCCAGTCTTCATCGTTAAGCATTTTCGGATTTTTTAATTTCGAAACTGATAATCCACCAGTTCCTGCTATATTGCGCTCTGTCAGTTGGCCTGATGTCATTTCCATTGAGAACATCAGAACACCGCCGCGATCTGCTACTCCACGGGCCATAGTTAACGCGTATTCCGCTTTCCCCATCGCAGGGCGAGCAGCAAGGATCATCAGGTCAGTTTTATTCAATCCTCCGGTCTTTTCATCAAGAGCAGGCATATTGAACTGAAGTGTCTGAACGGTGGACTCTCCACGATTCCGGCACTCTAAATCGCCAAGATAATTTTCCAGTAAATCTGTCATTTTTACCGGATTAATCGCGCCATCTTCGGATGAAATAGCCGTTAAGCTGGTTAACAACTCAGATACCGCGTTATCTGTTTCATCGCTATTACGGGCTGATTCAATAGCTTGATGTGACGATCTGACAATCTCAGTTATCTTTCTGCGACTCCATGCCTTGCGCACCAAGTCTGCATAACCTCTGATGTTTGCCGCTGACCAACAGTGTTTCACTGTTTCTGATAACACTGCATGGCTGCTTCCACCAAGAGAATCGGATACCATGATCGGATCAATCAACGAATTAGTCAGAGCCTGGCGTTTAATTTCTCTGTAGGCTTCACGATACTGAGCGATACTGAACGCTTCTTCCGGTAACGTTGAAATTACGTGAAATGCGTCAGGGCTTGCGCCGCCTACCAGCAGACTCCCGATCACTGAACTTTCTAAATCCTGAGTTCTCACAGTGACCCCTCCCTGACTTTCAGTAACGTGTCAGACCGCAGAAGGTAATCAAAATTAGCTTTCCAGCCCCGATCGTTATCGCCAAAATAGAATGGTCTGGCATCTTCGATAAACGCGGAGAAATAGGATTTAGCAGCGCTTACCGTTGGGTGAGCCAGTTCGCTAAAAAGTTTTTTGATAGCTCTTTTTCGCTTGTCATTCAGCGTGTCAGCATTTGGTAATCTGTCGCCCACAGCTTCGTTGTAAGCGTCCATTACGGCTTGGTATGGGATCGGCTCTGATTTTTTCTTAGTTGGATTTTTAGCCTGAGAATCGCTAACGCCCGAATGGGGGTTAGGGGGATCTTTTCTTTCTTTCTTTTGAATATTGTCTTTTGTGTGTCCCTGTTTTGGTGACAACCCTATCACTGTTTTGGTGACACTTTTTGTCACCGTTTTGGTGTCACTGTCACTAAATTGGTGACACTCTGGTAAATCCCACTCAGACAGGTTCTTATTAGGCCCTATCATGTTCCCATCACGAATAATCACTCGCATGGCAATTAATTGATTTTTAGCAGTATTAACCTTCTGTCTTGGTAATTTTGTTAGCTGTGCAAGCTGGCTGTCAGCAATGCGATCCATCTTCTTGTTGTAACCATATGTTTTACGGCAAATGGCATGTGCGACCTTTGCCTGATTACGGGTTAAATTCGCCCCAATAAGCTCTTCATAGAGTTCATTAGCCAATTTGGTATATCCATCGTCGGTATCTGCCACGCGACGCTCCACGACCTGCAAATCAGGTCTAATTGGTGTTACATTGTCATAAGCCACGTTACCCATTGCGCTGCTCCTTCAACTACTTGAACTCGCTTACAAGACGTTTTCCGAAGCTCGGCTCGCTGAGTCAATTCTTTTTTGTTGAACTTTTTATTTTTGCTGTGCATAATTCCTCCCGAAGTATGAAGTTCGCAATTTTCAAAACTCAAAAGTTAGATTGTTTCTTTCCTGCTCGCCGACCCACCGTCTGGCGGGCATTTTTTTTGCAGGATCCATTTCAGTCACCTCAACTAAAACCCAGTGGTTCAGGACGCATGCGTTCTGCCTTCATGCCGATTTCCGCTAATGTTTCCATCGAAAACAGGTAATCCCGTCGAACCAGAACGGCATCAGGCGGTGCAAGTTGAATCCCAAGCTCAGCCAGGAACTTGCAGAAATTGCTTATCTGTCCCGTCTTCCACCGGCTAACCATGGCCTCATCAACCCCCATAGCGTCCGCAACCGGCTTTTGACCTACCGATGCAAGGCGGTTGAGAATAAGGCTCTCCATCGCAACAGGGTTGAGTTTTGGCATCTCTGAATTGCGTGCCATTGCATTATTCATCGGGGATAATCCTTATCGTTGGTTAAGCGGCTTTGTCCGGATGCGGGAAAAGAGTTGGTAAGTCAGGGCGGAATTCATAGCCTTTTACCTCTCCGCCAGTTATATCCACCAGGATAGGTACCACTTCTGGAGCAACACGTTTCCTGTTGTGTAGCCAATCGCATACGGTTGACTGAGCTCTGCCAATCTTTTTACCTAATGCCTTTTGACTACCAGCGATGCGTATCGCTTTATCAATTTCATTATTTTTCATAAATCGCTTCTCCTGTTAATAAAATGGAGTTTAGCTATTTAAAAAACAAAATGCAATCGCCCGAGCGATTTTGATTAATTATCGTATAAGCGATAGAATTAAGTATGGATATATGGAGGATTGTTGTGACATTTTCAGAAAGACTAGCGGCTGCAATAGCTAAAAGCGGACATACACAAAAATCACTAGCTGATGCTGTTGGTATGGCTCAATCCAGCGTCTGGAAACTATTATCTGGTGCGAAGGGTTCACGTAAGACTGTTGCAATAGCTAAAGAACTTGGTGTTGATCCTGACTGGCTATCTAGCGGGTTAGGTGAGATGTGTAAAAATTCCAGCATAAAACTTCGGGATGGCGTTCCTGCGTCCAAGGTTGTCGGTAGTCCAATACAGGCATGGGATAGTTCAGACCCGCTTGGCGATGATGAAGTTGAGATACCTTTCTACAAAAGTATTGAGCTAGCTGCCGGAGCCGGTCGTAGTAAGAACCAAGACTATAATGGATTTAAATTGAGATTCTCCCGCGCAACCCTAAGGCGTTATGGCATTGCACCATCAGACACAGCAGCCTTTACAGTGCATGGTGATAGCATGGCTCCCGTCATCCCAAATGGCTCCACTGTTATGGTTGATCGAGGAAGAACTAATATCGTCGATGGTGGAATTTATTTCATTGAACAAGATGACTTATTCAGGATAAAGCTTCTTTACCGGCAGTCCGGTGGTAAGTTAATTATTCGCAGCTACAACACATCTGAATTTCCAGACGAGATTACTGATATTGGCTCAGTGAAAGTCATAGGGCGGGTATTTAACTCATCGGTAATGTTTCTTTAGGCCGCGTTATCAACTGGTCTGTTATGGCTTGGTAGTCCAAGAGCGGCATGGGTGAGGGGTGGGTCTGGTGAGGCGTTTTAGATATTCGGAATGATAGGAACAATCGAATTGATATTCAGCCCATTAAAAACCATACTTGACTTATTGACATGGTTCATAAACTTTAGGGTATACAATGATTCAGGCATTTATTAACAATAATATATTGACGTGGGCGAGGTGCCGAGCATCTCTCTCTGTCGATTATATTGCTGAAAAATTCAAAAAGCCTGTTGATACAATCATTGCGTGGGAGAAAGGAAATGAGCCAATTTCTTTTGCTCAAGCCCAGCGATATGCCAGCATAACTAAAATACCATTTGGGTACTTATACCTCGACAACCCTCCAGAAGAAAAACTACCTATTCCTGACAGAAGGACAGTTGGCGGTAGAAATAATCATATAAGTATTGAGTTGAAAGATACTATCAGTGATGTGTTGGTTAAACAGGATTGGTACAGGGAATATGCGACTAGTAATGGACTTCCTGATGTAGAGCTTGTCGGTGCATTGCCATCCAACAGCAAACCTAAAGAGATAGTAGTTACTATAAAACAATACATAGACCTACAGATACCGCCAACAAAAGGGAAATGGAAAGATTTTTTCTCTGCTATGGTGAAAAAAATAGAGTCTCAGGGAGTGCTTGTGATGCGTAGTGGTGTTGTTAAGAGCAACAATACTAGACCAATAAGTGTTGATGACTTTAGGGGGTTTTGTATTGCAGATAAAATAGCCCCCGTGATATTCATTAATACAAATGATGCAAAAGCAGCACAGCTATTCACTTTGGTTCATGAGTTTTCTCATTTAATTCTTGGTCAATCTGCAATTTCTGATTTATCTCTAAACTCCAGAGAAAAAGAAGAAATGATTTGTAATGCCGCGGCGGCAGAATACTTAACGCCAGAAAATATCTTTTTAGAAAAATGGGATCCAAATAATTCCATTGAAGAAAATATAGATAACTTAAAAGACATATTTAGAGTCAGTAGCTGGGTAATAGCCCGCCGCGCAGAATATTTAAAGTTAATAAGCAAGCATGAATATAGTCAGTTCGTAAGTAAAATAAATGAAAAAGCACCCTCTAATGGCGGATCTTATAATAGAAACCAAAAAGTTAGGATTAGCGAACGTTTAGCTGTGGCCGTTGCGACTCAGGCCCTAGAAGGTAAAATGCTCCTAAGAGAGGCGCAAAGCCTAACCGGAATACAGCCAAATAAATTATATGATTTTGCTCGGAAGGAGTTGGGGTTTTGAGCTATCTTATTGATGCAAATATCTTTATTCAAGCCCAAAGTGATTATTATTGTTTTGATCTGTGCCCTGGTTTTTGGGATTTCATGGGATCTAAGTTTGTAGATGGTCAATTGATAAGTATTCGAAATGTTTTTGATGAATTACAGAAACGTGATGATGAAGTATGCACTTGGTCAAAAAATATAAAACAATTTTTTCAAAATGTTGATGACAGAGAAACCCAGAGATATTTTGGAGATATCGCTAATTACGTTCAAAAAGAATATATTCCAAGGCATAAAAATAGTTTACCGCACATACAAAGCTTCCTATCTGTAGCAGACCCTTGGATTATAGCGAAAGCAAAAGCGACAGATTCTATTGTTGTAACTCATGAAGTTAGAGATAAAAACAATGGATGTAAGCCTAAAATTCCTGACATCTGCGACTATTTTAATGTTAAAACCATTAGAACAAATGAGTTGCTTAGAAATTTTCAGGTTCAATTTATACTTTCGCAACAATAAACTACTCGCCCCGCACGACTTCCCCATCACCAATCCCCTTCACCGGGGATTTTTTTCGTCCTTTTTCTGCTCTCCGTCACAAATCCCACTCCTAATTCCGCCGTCCGGTGAAAATTTTTTCGAACTAAATTCGCTTAAAAATCACCGCAATATAGATTTAACGATTAATAAATCGCTTTTGTGATTGATTAATTAAATCGCCTTAACTATCATCATTCCATCAAACCAACCCAGAGGTGAAAGCCAGGCTGGTTTATCGACGTAACTGCTCTTTAATAACTCGGAAAGCCGGAACAACTTCACAAGGCATGAAGTGGACTAGCTAGCAGCGGAAACGCGTGAAAGTAACGATCGCCCAGATAAAGCGTCGAACTCCCTCATTTTGCTACCTACAGACTGAATGCTACGGGGAGGGAGCGCAAAGAGTTATACCAGGTGCTCTTCAATGAGGGGCACCGAGTATGACGATTATTGACTGCTGCCTGATGTCGGGGTATATTCGCTGCAGGTGCTGAACACACCTCAGTAAGCGATTACCACACTCGACAGCCATGTGGTTTTTTACGTCCATAGATTGTTATGGTCGGGTAGCGAGCAGTATATACAACACCCCCAAGGGGAAAACTGCTGGCCGTCTTACTGCGGTGTTCAAGTACCCGACCACCCATCTGAACAATGGGTCAATTGAACAAACAGTAAGGACGTAAAAATGAATACTCAAATCTCTTTATCTTTACCAAACGTAATAATCCATGACGGTAAAGTTGTCACCACTTCACAATCGGTTGCCGATTACTTTATCAAGCAACATAAAAACGTAATCCAAAAGATAGAATCACTGGATTGTTCGCCAGAATTCACTCGGCTTAATTTTCAGCCCAGTGAATACACTGACTCCACTGGACGCAAACTGCCCATGTACGAAATGACCAAAGACGGCTTTATTTTTCTGGTCATGGGATTCACCGGTAAAAAAGCAGCAGCATTCAAAGAAGCATATATCTGTGAGTTTAATCGCATGGAAGCTGAGCTACTAAATCGTCCATTAGTCAAACCCAAGCGACAAAAACCAGACTTCCGCTACCACATCAGCTTGAGCTACCGTGATAATGTCACCGGTCAGGAAGAGAGATTCAGCGGCGTCTGCAATACGCCCGAAGAAATCGTACAAGGAACCGCTAGGAAATTCGGTATGTTCATCACGGAGATGATAGACATGCCATTTAATGCCTACTGCTAAGACAATCGACTAAACCACCCCGCCAAGTGCGGGGTTTTTAATGCTTATCAGGGGAGCGAAAAGGAACAACCTTAGCTCTCGCCTCAATCAAATTAGCTTTCATCTCTTCCAGCTCATCAATTGTGGCAGCAATAGCAAGAGGTATGTAGTCCACCTTATTACCCGATAGAAAAGTATTCACATTTTTGCGCAACATCACTCCCATTTTCTCAATATGAAAACATCCCTGCGTTTGACTGTGTAACAACACATATAAATCACCCTTAATTTCCATAGAGGTCTCCAATGGTCACATTCGATAACGTAAAAGTAACTGGGCTCACGAGCGATGATTTTAAATCGGAACTGGATTATCACAAGAAAAACTTATCATCAGGCTTAAATCCTGAAATGGATAGGACAGTAATAACATCAGATATTGTTGTTCTCGACGGGATAATTATTAAAAACCGCCTGTGGTGTATTGATGGAGTACCTACAGATGCATAACAAACTAACCGAAGAACAATTACGCCGCTTCGCCAATGATAAGGACTTACCCGAACAGTGGCAATCAATGGCGCGTGAGCTACTGGAGCGCAGACAGGCAGAGAAAGAGCAGAAACCTGTGGCATTCACCGACGCAGAGGAGTTAACGTTTCCATATGGTTATGCCGACATGTGGCAAGAGCCGCACGGATTTGGTCTTGATATCCCGCTCTACACCCACCCACCAGAAACAATCAACGCTGAACTACTGGAAGCCCTGCAATTATCTCTATCGGCAATGGAGCATATGGGAAACATCCTCAACGACCTTGACGCAGTTGATGCGGAAGACGTAGCGATTACAACGCCTGCGTTTGATGCAGCTCGTGTGGCTATCGCTAAAGCACTGGGAGAGAGCAATGACTGATATCAAAGCGCCATTTGAGCGCGAAAACCGGTATTTAGTTATGAAGAGAAAAGATATTTATCAGCACTTAAGCGCACAGCAGCGGACCGCTTTAGATGAAATTGGCCTGTTGATTGCGGAGAGAAGACAAGACTACGGCAAGCAGCCGCTTGATTGCGTAGTCATTGAATCCGACTGGCCTGAGTATGAAACGGTCTGGAAAATGCTTGAAGCCAGAATGACTGGCACTAAAAAAGCCTCACCGCCTAATGATAGCACCAGCACCAGCACCGGAGGGTGAGTGATTATTGAAAATAAAAACTTAACCATGTCACATGTTGAAATTGCAGAATTGGTAGGATCGCGTCCTGACAGTGTAAAGCGAACCATAGAAACTTTGGCAGAAAAAGGGATTATTACTTTTACACAGACTGTGGAAAAGTCCTCTGGTGGGCGTCCAGGAACTATTTATCATGTCAATAAGCGAAATAGCTATGTCGTGGTTGCTCAACTTTGCCCTGAATTCACTGCTCGACTTGTTGATCGCTGGCAGGAATTGGAAGAACAAGCAACACACCCTGCCCTACCATCTACCTACATTGAAGCGCTGGAAGAGCTACTCACCAGTAAGAAAAATGAAGAGGCACTTACGCTCGTCAATAAAGAGCAGGAAGCTGAAATTAACGACCTGAAAAATCTGTTCAAAGAAGGCATGACCACAACTCAGTTCTGTAAAATGCTCAACGGCGTCAACACTCAGCAAATTAACAGCTATTTAGCTGAGAGAAATTGGCTATTTAACGAAAGTAAATCCGGCACCCGCTGGCGCTGTGCGTCATATGCCCGCGATAAGTACCTCACGGAGCATCAACACAAAATTAGCGTTCATGGTGGGGAGGACTTCATTAAATTTCAGCCTGTTCTACTGCGAAAAGGTGCTGAACGGATATTTACTTTATACCGGCAGGCTAAATTACCAATGAAGGCTAACTGGGATGGTCAGTTTACTCACGACAAGCAAATTCAGGTGGCCTCATGACTGACTTTGGCGGAAGTAACACACCATATGCCATAAGAGACCTATGGCAGACACCGGATAATATCTTCCACGCACTGGATGCTGAATTCGGATTTTATCTGGATGCGGAAGCGAAAAGAGATAGCGCCCTCTGTGCTCATTACCTATCTGAGAAAGATGATGCCCTGTCGTGCGACTGGACATCGTACGGTGCTATATTCTGTAACCCCCCATATTCCAACATCACACCGTGGATTAACAAGGCCGCTGAACAGTGCAAGAAGCAGCGCCAACCGATAGTAATGCTGTTACCGGCTGATACTTCGACCGGCTGGTTTCGTCTGGCTCTAGAGAGTGCTGATGAGGTGAGAATTATCATCGGTGGCCGCTTATCCTTCATCAACAACGGCACAGGTAAGCCCGGTAAGAACGGTAATAGTAAAGGCAGTCTGTTAATCATCTGGCGACCATATCGAACACCCTGCTGTTCATTTACAACCGTATCACGGGAAACATTGGAATTTATCGGAAACGATATTTTAGAAGGAGTTAAGGCAGCATGATCAAACTCATTGACGAATATGACATTGAAGTCTCACATGAGGCTGCTGTAATGGCTATCGATCTGTATGGTGTGATTGAGGACTTCGACGGGTACATTCAGCGTTGTGATGTTGACCCGGAATTCTACAGCGTATACCGCATTGAGGGCATAGATGAGAGTTATGTCTGTGTGGGAGATTTCTCTGATATTGAAGACACCAAAGCATACGCTAATCAGCTATGTGAAAAATACAGGGTGGGAATGGTAGACAATGGCATACGAGACACCGAACGCCGTTAAATCCGTCGCTAAACGATGCGCGAAAGCCCTCAAAGAAGCAAACAGCACAGCACCAGAAATAACCCGCCCGATCATCTTAAAGCACTATGAAGAAATTGCAGCATTAAACGTCAAGTTTGGTTTGCTGGCGCTTACGCGTGAGGTGGGGGTTATTAATGGGCAATTTAAAGAGAGGTAGATATGGGTGATGTCATTCAACTAACCCCTAACGAATGGGTTACAGCCGATGTTTTGTCAGCTATTACTGGACTTAAAGAAGGGAAAATAAGAAATTGCCGTCTAAAATCGTGGAGACAAGGACTTGAATATATATTGGTATCAAGCACTGGGGAACCAAAAAGAAAAAGTGAAGCAATGTACAACCTTCCAGCCATAAATAAATGGATAGCAAAACAAGCTGCCAAACAACCAATAATCTAATACTATCTCCAGTCTGAGAGGGGATCGCCAATGAATAAAAAGATCACATACCCAACCGGCGTAGAAAATCACGGCGGTTTTCTAAGAATATGGTTCATGTATCAGGGAGAGAGGGTGCGTGAACCGTTGTCGATCCCCGACACACCAAAAAATAGAAAGGATGCCTCAGAACTTCGCCAGTCAGTCACCTACGCCATAAAAACAGGGAATTTTGATTATTTAGAGAGGTTTCCTAATTCAAAGCAAGCAAAAAAACTCATAGGTAATTCAGTTAATGATATTTCAATTGGGACTATGTTTGATAAGTTTTTACGGATAAAGCAGCCTGAAATATCATTGAATGCTATGAGACGTTATATTTGTAAATTAGAAACCTGCGGACAGATAATAGGCAAAGATCGATTGATAACATCAATCACTGGTGAAGATTTGCTAAACCTGCGTAATGAGTTGTTAACAGGTAAGCACCGGCCAGCAAGACGAAGAAAGACATTAAAGATCGGAAGGACAGTGGCAACAGTCAATGATTATATGACGTGTGTAGCCAGTGTATTTAAATTTGCGTACGCCAACGATTATATAGGAAAAAATCCAATGAGGATCGTGACAAAGCTTAAGCGTAGCAAAGATAAACCCGACCCGCTAACCACGGAAGAGTTTGAGCGATTTATTAATGCTTGTCTCGATGAACAAACAATTAACTTATGGACGGTAGCGTTTTATACTGGTATGAGGCATGGAGAAATCTGCGCTCTGTCATGGGAAGACATTGATCTAATCAAAGAAACAATAACAGTCCGCCGAAACTGGACTAGCGTTAAGCAGTTTACTTTGCCAAAAACGGATGCAGGAACTGATCGAGCTATACAGTTACTAAAGCCAGCATTAGATGCGCTAAAAAAGCAACAAGCACTTACTCGACTAAATGAAAAACATGACGTTATTATTCATCTTAGAGAATATGGGAAGACGAGAAAGGATCAATGCACGTTTGTGTTTAGTCCTATGATCAATGCTAAAGGTAATAATGCTGGGGTAAACTTTGCAGCAACCTCTCTCGGTGACAACTGGGACAGAATCATAAAAAGAGCCAAGCTACGCCATCGAAACGCATACCAATCTAGACATACCTATGCCTGCTGGTCTTTATCTGCTGGAGCTAACCCTACTTTCATAGCATCACAAATGGGGCATAGTTCAGCGCAAATGTTATATAGCGTTTATGGTGATTGGATGCCAGAACAGAGCGCCAATCAAATTTCATTATTAAATGAGAAATTAAGTAAAAATGTCCCATCCATACCCCATAAAAAATATGGATAA